TACTTATTACTGTTGTAGAATTCAACTGTTCTATTACATAGCTTTTAGGATATATTCCATTAGGTAATTCTTTTAAAAGTTTAATCAATTTAAATTGATTACCTTCTTCCCAAATATTTAAACCTTCCGTAGGCATATTTGTATCAATATTTATAATTTTAAAATAATCTATTAAAATATTATTTATCTTGTCCATATCCCAAAATGGTATTCTTATTAGTGGAATATTATTATCCTCACAATAAGAGTTCTTTGTTGCGTCATTATACTTTGTATCTGCAAATTGTTCTTCTCCATATATAGGTTCATAATGTTGAATCCCATCAAATTCAATCAGAAATATAACTTGTCCATTATTATCTTTTACGGCACAATCAAAAGGCAATCTTGCTTTATTTTTACAATCTTCATACGTATATTGTTGTTTAAATTCTATCCTATTAAACCTTAAAAATATTTCAATTATTTTTTCTCCTTTAGATGTTGACTCACATTTACATCTAGTTCCTCGTATAAAATCTATTGGTCTAATTGAATACATTTTTCCACATTTGTTATGTCTCATTAATATCGTTGTGTCTGTACTTATGTATTCACCTAGAACAGTATATTCTTCTTGATACATTTCATATACCTTTTCTTTAAACCACTGAGTATCTTTTGTAGCTCCAAATCCACAAAATTTACAACCTTTTCCTTGTAAAATATCTCCTGCTTGTCTATCATATACTCTACCGCAAGGGATATGTTTTACAGTAATATTTTCTTTACCACCTTTATATAGTGATAATAATTCAAACTCATTATTAAACAGTTTAGAAGTTCTATCACAAAACTCTTCATGACTTATAAATAATTTATCTGCACCTTTTCTGTGATTACAAATTGGACAGCCATTCTTTTTATTTACTATACTGTCAGGAGTTGTCATAAATTCATTACCACAATTTTCAATATTATGTTTTATCAGAACCTTATTCTTAGCTCCAGTATATTCACCTAAGCAAATGTATTCATCTTCATATAATTCTTTTAATTGAGTTTTAAAATAATCAGTATCTTTATTCATTACTTTATTATTACATTTAGGGCAATGACAACCATTATTTAAAAATCCATTTGCTTGTATACTCCAACTATATGCGTCTTCTTTACATTTAATTGTTATTTTCTTATCACACCCTTGATACTCAGTTAAAAATTCATACTTTTCATGACCTACAATATTTAATACTTCTTCTACAAATTGTTCATGTGTTCTTTTTTTCTTTCCCATAATATAAATTCCTTCTTTCTTATTTATAATTCATTTATTTTTAGACATAATAAAAGGCACTCTAATTCTCTTAGAAATGCCTAATCTACTTATTTATTTCATTATCATATTCTTTTAAATATTCTCTAAGTTCATTGCTATCTTTAAACAAAAATACTTTAAACTTAGTATTATCCTTATCATCTGCAAGTTTAATACAATCATATTTCTTACATAAAAAGTTCATCATTCTCAAAGTTTTACATACATATAATTGATTTTTATAGTCCATCAATTCCACTCTCCATTTAATTTATTTCTTTTTGCTAACTCTAAATTTATTACAATTCCATTTGTTATAAACTAACTCAACATGTTCATTTATTTTATTTTCCTTACTTTCTATGAATACAGAGCATCTTCCTTCTTTATAACTACTACATATTTTGCATTGAGTTTCGAAACATTCAAAGTCAGCCTTGTTATCAAATATTCCTACAGTATTAGTAGGAGTTAAAGTAATTTCAATTCTAGGATTGTTCTTATCTATGTATATCCTATTAGTTCTAGGCATACAATAAGTATCATCGAACCAAACTACTTCACATTCTGTAATTGTATCTTGTGTTAATTTTTTTAAGTTATCAGAATCTCTTCCTTTTTTATTCATATATACAACTTCATCAAGATAACAATATTCAAATTCTAATAACTTTTCCCAACCTTGTTTAATGACTTCTTGCTTTATGTATTCTCCATTTATACTTTTATAATCTTTTCCTTCTTTTTTTAAATAAGTTGATCCAAACTTATTTCTACCATAAATATGATTAATTGAACTTGGTAAAGGCAATGTCAACTTTAATACTTGTTTTTCTTCCATATATTTCTCCTTTCTAATTTCTATTTTTGTCATAATAAAAGAGCCTGTACAATTTCGTACAAACTCAAAGTAATAATATTTAATAGCAAATTATCCTCATAATATATCCCACTACACCCTCCTATTCACCTCATTTTAAAAATATATCCTCATGTTAATCCTTATAACATCCTTGTTTTCTAAATTGACGTTTCGCAAATAAGCATATAAGTCCTTATTGTATCCTCATTAAAATTATGGTATAATTCCCTTAAAAGGTGGGGTACAAATGCTAAATTTTAAATTTAAATTCAATTATTGTAAAAATTCAATCAGAAAATCTTTTAACACTACTTTGGACAAACAATTGATCGATGAACTTAAATACATAAAAGACAATACGGGAATACCAATATCTAAACTTATAGAAGTAGCTATGCAACCACATTTACAAAGCCAAGAAACATTCGATAATTTTATGGATATGGTTAGAAAATATTAAGTAGGAGAGTATTAAACTTTTCTACTTATTTTATACTGACTTTGACTATCTTTTACTATTAGTGATGAATTTGAACGTATTTTTATAACACAACTATAGGTATAATAGGTTTTTAAAATTTTAAATTAAATTTAAAACCCATATACGAATAACTAGTTTTATGATATAATAATTATTTAATACTAAATTGCACAAAATAAAGAGTAGGAAAGAGTTAACCCACGATGGCTCGTCTTACTCTTTATTTACAGTATTTACAAATGATTAAATATATGTTATAATAACAATGACTTAAGATATAAACCACAGTCTTAAGTCTCCATTTAAAAAGCAAGATTCAAGCCCTTGCTTTTTATTTTATAAAATTTTACACTTTACAAACACATTAATTTGTGTTAAACTAAAAGAGTAATAAAGATTGATTTTATTTAATCAACTTCTTTTATTATTTAGTTAATTTGTTTATATTTGTAGAAAATAGAGTAGTGATATCGACTACTCTATTTTATTTTTGAATAAAATGCTAGTTTTACAATGCCTTATTAATTTATTGAGCTTGAGTTTCTGTTTGTGGATAACATGTATCTAATAAAGCTAATAAAGAATCTGCTTCATCAGAAGTTAAATAATTTTTTAATAACCATGTTGCAATAACAGTTTCATAATAACTTCTATCATGTTTTGCATGATTAGTATTTATGTCATATTCTAAAACTTTTTTAAAACTTGCCATTTGTATCACCTCCTTTCACCTCCTATTAAGTAGTTGGTAATGTTGTTGTTATTACCATTTCTATTAATGAATTAACTAATTCAGTTTGATTATTAATAGTTTCTTTATTGTTTTTAATTTGTTCTTGATACCAATAATCCTTACCTTTTAAGAAAAAATCTCTAGTATCTATCAAACTATCTAAATTAATTTCTTCACCTATATTTTTATTAATAGTATCACTTTCAAGAATTATAAAATCTGAACCTCCATTAAATAAAGAACATATAGAATCTCCATTATCATTCGTTCCCTTAATTTCTTTACAACCTGAATCTATATATTCAACATTATTTATTTTGTTATTTATAATTTTTGATTGAGAAAAATATACATATCCAACCAATTAGACCACTTCCTATCTATATTAATTTATTATTTATATACTAGTAACTAAATTCACCTTAATTACTTTAGTAACTGCCGATTTATTCTTTACACCTATACTAGAAGAATTTATTCTCTTTACTCCGTACATGCTATAACTATCTGAGTAACTTCCGAAACTTGCAAATTCATTATGTGATTTATTAACATAAACCATTGTAATTGCAGATACTGAAGGTGTTTGAGCTAAATCAGAAGTTGAAAGTTGGAAAGCGAAATTTAAACTAATAGGAGTTATACCTAAACTACTTAAATCATTAGTTAAAGTATTTAAATTTATATTCGAAAAGTAAGTTTGTAAATCAGTATTTAAATTCGAACTTGTCCAACTTGTGGTTAAATCTCCAGTATATTTATACAAGATTCCACTAGACCTATATAACCAATTTATACCATTATCAAGTGATACTAAGCACTTACAAGTTGTATTGGCACTCGGCAATGTTACCGGTATAGTTAACGATGTTATTGTATCTATTGTTGTTAAACTAAAATTACTTGTTCCTGTTGTTTTTAAGTATGTTGGTATATTTGATGTTAAATATGGAATAGGGGATATCGAAGTTGGTGGTGAAAAACTTGTTATATTAGAAGCTTTACCCTTTTTTAATATAAATTCATCTATATTTCCATTTAAATATGCTAATCCACCAGAATCGGTGCTCCTACCAATATCTAAAGGAGAAGTTGATGCATATATAGTTTTTGTAATTGAATAAGTAGATATTAGTACTCCATTTACGAACATATATAAATTATTAGAATACCTTTCTATTGCTATATGATAATTTTCACCAACTGCCCATGTATAAGTTGCCGTATAATTTGTAACTGTGCTACCAGTACCATCAGTTGTTACAACAAAGCTTAGACCATTTGATGAAAATTGTATGATAAAAGAATATTTATTAGAATTCCAAATACCACACAATGTTCCTGTACTAGCTATTGAATTTAATGTCACATTAGCTTTTATTTCAAAATCTCTATTTCCTAAATTCCAATCTATTGAAGTTGGTAAACTTAAATAAGAACTAGTTCCATTAAATTTAGCACTTCCTGTTCCAAATTTTTTAATACTAGTATCTAAAGTAACACCATTATTTGTAACAGTATGTCCACAAACATCTGTAAAATTACTATCGTCCATATGCATTAATAATTTAGTATAAATATCTAATTCGGATTTATTATTTCCAACTAGTATTTTTCCACTATCTTGTAATGTATATTTACTACTATCTGAAAAATCAACATGTGTATCTGTAACAGAACTTCCTGCAATTTGTTCTTCTATACTTGGGACTATATTCTCACTTGCAATATGATTAAAAATAACTTCAGAGCCACTAGCTATTGTAACATTTTCTCCAGCCTTTGTGATTTGGCTAGAACCAACAATGCCAGCAATATTAACTGTTGCATTCTCATATTTTCCAGTACCTGAGTTGTAAAACAAACCTGTACCATTAGTTCTAGTTGTATCATCAACTAGAATATTATTTATAGAAGTTGCATTGCTTCCACTAGGTTTATTTTTAATAAAATCTGCTTTTGAATTATCAGTTTGATTCCAATCACTTTGAATTTGAGTTGAACTAATATTAATCCATGAAGTAGTTGTAGAATCGTACCATTTAAGTATTGGTTTAGTTTTATCTGTAATATCTATGAATAATTTATTTGTATCTGTTGGTGGTGTTGTACCTATTGAAATTTGACTGTCTGAACTACCACCTAATATATGCCAAGCTGACCCGTCATAATAGTTCATACTGTAATTTTGGGTGCTTAAAATGTATATTTTATGTGATTGAATGTTTGTGCTAGGAAGTGTATCAACTACTATAATATCGCTAATTTTTAATTTGCTACCATCTGATTTTATTATGTATTGATTTCCTTGTTCCGTAAAAAGGATTTTTCCGACTTGTGTTTGAGACGCTACCGAAGATTCATTTATAACACCTATATTAATATTTGGATTTGCCATTTAGCATCATCTCCTTTTTATTTAATTTGTTTTTCATATTACAAATTCTGAATAAGTCAACGTCGTTCCAATGTCTTTAATTACTGTTTCTATGGTTGACATATTTTTATCTATTTTTGCAATATCTTCTTGTGTGACTACTTGTCCATCTTTTTTATCTATTTTATCTAAAGTTATATCTGCCATTTTATTCTCACACCCTTTTTTATATTACGAATTCAGAATAAGCAGATAATCCAGAACCACCTGTAGCATTTAACGTTATATCATTACCATTTGTTGTTATAGTAATATTTGAACCAGCTTTTATATTACTAGAAGATAATTTGTTATTTAATAATGCATTTACATAGTCTTCAGTTGCAATTGCTTTCAATGTTGAATCTGTTCCTATTTTAGCTTTATCATCAGTTTCATCAAATATTAACAAATAATCGTCAGCATCGCCCCTATTAATTTTTATACCAGCCCTGCCAGAAGTAACTCCATACCCAACTTCATTTTTATTTAATTCTATTATATTATCTTCAATTTGAACCGTTGTAGCATTAGATATAAAACTTTCTCCATTCATTACTACATTTCCACGTACCGTTAAATTATCAACTGAAATACCACCAGTTACATTTGTAGAACCTTGAATATTTACATTTGGTGAGTTCAAATTAACTTGATTGGTTGCACTTAAATTCGCATTAGCACCTTGTCCTGTTGCTTGTACATTTATATTTGCATTCATTCCTGATGTTGATAATTCAACTCCACTCGCTGATATGACTTTTGTAGTTCCTACTCCTGTAGTTTTAACTGTTAAACTCTGATCTAAATCTGCTTTAACCATTATAGTATCTTGATTCGTTCCGATTACAGGCGTATCACCTATATATAAAGTGTTTGTGCTTAATTTTGCTTCGTTTACGTATATAGTACCAAACCTATTAGTTGGAGAACCAATATTTTGTATTCCATTAGTAATTGGAATTATATCTCCTTGGAATGTTGTTAAATCAATATCTGTTCCATCTTTATTTGCTTTTAAAGCTAACTCATTCCTTAATTTTGAAGCAGACCACCCATTTTGTGTACTGTCTATGGAATTATCATCAATACCAAAAGAATCTTCTTGATATTCTCCATCGTAAATCCACTGAGTTCCATCATAATAAAATTTAGTTTTTTTATTACTATGACTAGAATCTACATCTACTGTACACCAATTGCCAATATTTAAAGTTGTAACAATATCTCTTTCAGCTAAAGTAGGAAATAATCCAATATATTTTGAACCATTAGTCATTGCTTCTACCTTAGCCTTTTCTACGTCATTATAATTATTATCAGTATGAACATATCCAGCTATATCTTTCAGTTCATATTTTAAATCAGCATCAACTATTTTTATATAATCAGTTAAATCACTAGAATTGCTAGTTAAAATTGCTTCGCCATCTATTAAGACCTTTTCATTATTATCTAATGTTAATTTAGATAATATAGTTTCTTTTTCTTTTACTAACTGAACTTGTTTGTTTATCTCAAAGTTCTCCAATATTCATCATTCCTTTCTATCTTTATTTTTATAAGATA